CGCTTGTGGGTATCTTCTTAATTGCTTACTTACACATTCAAACGCCTCCATTTCAGCACCGTCCGCTAAGGCTCGGTTCTGAAATTGAGCAGGGTCTAAGATGTAGAACATCGCACTACCCCAACCTATAGTGTTGGTAAAGGCATCGCCTGATCCCCACCAAGTTGAGCCATAGATACTACCGTATCCTTTTTCATCACTTGCCATTCTTCTCTATCTTCTTTATCAGTTTCTTCAACTTCTCTACGTTCTTCTTCTTAGGCTTGTAGTGCTTAGAGCTGCCAACCGTTGAAGATTCCGTTTTTGTCGGGGTACATATCATCGTTGCGACTTTGGTTATACTCTGGGAACGTGTTATTATTGAAGCTCATATAATCTATGAACCTGCGTGTGTAGTGTTCCGCTATACCTCTGTGCTTCTCGCTAAGGTAATCTAACTCTTCCTTGGTCATTGACTCGCTTGCTTCTGAGGAGTGCTTGTATGCACCCCCATTCGCAATCGTGTAGGCTGCGTGAGGCAGGTACTCTGTCATCGCAAAGTGAATCAACATAGGCTGCACGTAATCATCTAGCAATGCTTCATAGGCGGCAGGTAAAGTGTCGGCTATGATGTCATTGCGTATCTTATCGTAGAGCCTTGACCCTAGGTAGTTCTGTATGTGTATCTCCTGCGCAATCTCTATGAACGGCAGCAGCTTATCGCTGTCTACGTTACCGCTAATAGAACTGTTGCGTACTAGGTCTTCTTTCTTAATGAATAATACTTTTGCCATTATCCTTTGTAGTTAGGGTGGTGTCCTTGTCTAGGCATATCAATAGGAGCTACAGACACCTCTTTAGGGTTGTCTGGCAGCTTGAACCCTTGTCGTACCGCCTGATTGACGTTAATAAAATCAGTGCCCTTCAGCGCATCGCCTCCATAAGGTACTCCGTCCTTGGTCAGCTTCTTCTTGTAGATTCTACGCTCCCATCTGTGGTAGCAGTTCACTCCTCCCTTGTACTTAAACAGTGAGTAGTTCCTGCCCTTATGACCAAACTGCTTATTAACGCCCTTAGCACTCATAAAGCCAATATCCTCCTTGCGGTACAGCTTGTTAGAGCTAAGCATCTTACGGCAGAAGTCACGAGTCTCGCCCTTGCTTGACTTGCTCGTACCCTTCACATACGTATAGCGTACCTTAAACAGCTTGTTGTCCTGTGACGAATCATCCTTAGCAGATAGGTTCACAAGATTGTTGAGGTATCCCTCAACGTCAAAGTCATCAGGCTCGTCCTCTGTAGACTCGTCATCTACATCAACTAGCTCATACTCCTCCTCTTGCGGTTCGTCTTCACCTACCTGCTCAAGAAAATCCTCTAGGTCAAATTCTTCTTCTGATAAATTGACGTGTTCCTGACAAGGGTTATCCTCGTCAAGCTGCGTGCATCTGCAATCCTTCGATAGGTCACGCCCTGTCTGCTCCTCCTTGGTTTCCTCGTCCAAGCCTTCGTAGTCGATAAACTCTAAAGGCTGTAACGTCTTGAAGTATAGGTTCAAGCTGATCTCGTTGAACGATAACAGCTCGTCCATAGCATCAATGATCATCTCCTGAACGCTACGGATAACCGTGTTCTGGAACAGCAATGATGCCATCTTAATCTCGTCAGCATTGCTGCCCAATCCGCTACTGTCCTTAATACCTAACAGCATAGGAGAGGTAATGCGGTGTCCTACCATCAGCTTCTGTGATGACTCCTCACTGAGGAACTCGTACTGCGCTGAGGCATCGCTAAGCTGCACAGGCTCAATGCTTGCAGCCATCTCCTTGTTGTCGTTAAACGCCAAGATGAACTTCCCTGAGTTGCTAGTGCCAGAGAACTTATCAACAATCCTACGCTCAATCAGCTCACGCTCCTCCTCAGTAGGGATGCCATTGTTGAAGTTGATCAACATAGAAGGGCTTAGCCCGTTCTTGATATTGTTGATGTGGTAGTTAGCTACCTCCTCTTCAAGCTCTGCATAAGGCAACGCCCCTTGGTAGTCTACAGGCGAGTAGTAGTAGTACCCCGCTCTGTAGGGCTTGATGCAGTAAATCTCTAGCTTATCGCCCTCTTCACCATACCCAAAGGCAGGGATGCGCTCAGGCTCATAGCCCTTCTTGCGTATCTGAGTCCAATCCTTGCTGTACCAATAGCCTGTGATGTCACCGTCCTCGTCCATCTTCTCGTAGCGCAGCGTTTCAATAGGAAAATGCTCTACCTGAGCGATGGATGACTTGTCCTCATTGTAAATCACCTGAAAGGCAGCCTGACCCATCGCCTTGAGGTCGAAGGTCACCCTGCGCAGGCAGTGCTTACTGAACATTGAAATCATCTGAGCGTACTGCTCAGGTCTTCTGCTTGCATCGGTAGCATCAATACCCTTGCCGTAAATCAACGTACACACGCCATTGATGATGGCGTTGTTCGTTGCTGATCCGTTGTAGCGGTCAATAAGGTACTGATAGTAATTGTTGTCCTCACCGTACTCCACCCACGCCTTGCGGTTGTTCTCCTGCACTACAGGGGAGGTGTAGCTGTTGAGGTTGACTATTCTAATGTTGCTCATCGGTATATGTATCCGTTATTGTCTGAGTTGTACTCGGTGTACACGCCTTGGTTGACCGTGTACTTCTCGTAGTCGGTCTGGTCAGTACAGAATATACGACCTCTATAGACCTCAGCAGAGCCTGTTATACGCACCGTGTAGAACCTACCCTCCTTGAAGGTAAACGCAGGGTCTATAACCATATAATTACGGCTTCTCGTGCCTGTTAAGGACTCTGTGCTGCTCGTATTAGTCTCCTCGTCTGTAATGACTACAGAGAGGGACGTGTCGTAGGCTCTAGGTACGTACTTAATCGTGCTGTCTGTCGTAGTAACTATATGCATAATAGGTTAACCCTTTTGACCCTACATTGTTACAAAACAAAAGAGGGGGGCGTACCTAAACGCCTCCCCTCTTTCTAACCAAACCAGAGTGCTATGCCCTTGGCACAAATATACGTTAAGAATTAGTTCCCTCCGTAATAGTTACTGTACCTGTTAATCCTGCAAATTCAGAGAATGGGAAATCCGCTGCTGTAGCATCCACATCCATAAAGTTAGCAGGAGATACTTCTTGTCCTGTGAACGTCAATGTGTATCCCGATAGGTCACCCATTGCCGCACCTGTAACGATAGTACCACCGCTTACATCAGCTCCGTGAGACAGACCCATCAACATACAGTTGCCGTTGTAGTCTTCTACTACTACGTGAGGTCTACCTGCTGCTAGAAGTTTCAACTCTTTGTGATCCTCCTTGCTGAGCTTCTTCAATGTCAAATTCAACGTCTGCTCGTAGAACTGTGTGCCGTTCTCACGTGAAGCGTTGATCGTCTGCTCAAATGAGCTGTTGCCCTTTAACTCGTACTTGTATGCAGTCAAGTTGTTTGAGCTGTCACCCGTCATATCTGTAATCTCGTCAGATGTCAAAGTCACAGAACCCAAATCGCCAAAGTCTACAAAGTATACGTTCTTCAGACCGCCTACTACGTCCTTACAAGGCTCTTTTCTTCCTAGTGTTAAGTTACACGCCATTTTTTATGAGTATTAAAAAAGGGGCAGACAAGCAATCGCTCACCTGCCCCTTTCAGTTAGTTATATCTACTTCTTAGTTGTAAAGTACGATTTCAGAACCGATACCGTATTGGATACCCGCAGTGAAGCGCATTACTACACGTACGTTCTGAGAACCATCAAGGTCACCCATATCCAATAACTTCACCTCGTTGTGGTCGCTCAACAAACCTGTACCAAAGAACAAGTTTGAAGACTGAGCAGCAGCCATAGTGTTGTCAGCAAGACCGGGAGCTACAAAGATTTTTACACCATCGAAAGCCAAGTCCTGACCGTTGAACCAAGTAGTACCTTGATTGTTAACACCATTCGCACCCAAACCTGAAGCACCGAATCCACCTAAAGCACGTACATAAGCACGAGCTACGTTTGATGATACGTACAAGTACAAGTCCTCTTTACCGTAGATAGCAGTAGGGATAACGTCTACTACCTTACCCATCTCAGTAATTACGTTAGCAGCAGTAACAGTTGTACCTGTTACGTCTACTACGTCAGAGTCAGCTTCCCACAAAGTTTCGAAGCCATCGAACTCACCTGCAGTAGCGTTAGTACCTTGCCAGATGTTTGTTTCCATCTTCTCAGCTACCTTAGAAGCCACGTGACCGATAAGGAAGTCAGAGAATGCAGGAGGAAGTTGATCAAATGCGCTGTAGCCCATTTGGATCGCTTCCCAATCAGAGCGGAAGTCCTTCTTACAAAGCTCAAGGTTCACTTGGAACTCTTCAGGTTGTAAGATACGCTCAGTTAGTGTTACAGTAGAAGTGTCAGAGAAGTCACACGTAGCATCTTTAACGATAGCATCCGTTGCTAGCTTCTTCATTACCTCTTTGTACTTTACATTCGGTTTAACAGTGATACCACCATTCTCGATAGTATCAGCACTTAGCAACGCAGCAGAGATGTACTTCCCTGCAAATTCGCCTGCGTAAGTTGTAGTAATTGAGACAGTTGTTGCCATTTTATACTTTTATTTTTGTTTATTTACTTATTAACGTAGTTGGTTTGCAAACCCTGTTAAGTCTTTCATTAAAGAAGTCTCTAACTCGTTGCGTGCATCGTACATCAAGTCCTCTGCATTATCTGCCCAACTTTTCATTTCCTCATAATCTGGGTAGATGTCATTAACATCAATACCTAGATCATCAGCGTTACTCTTTAGTTTCTCTAATAGAGCTGTCACTTCTTTTGCTGTTTCTGTCAAGTAGGACATAGAAGTGTTCACTAAATAGTCATCCAAACCAGAGATAGCATCTCTTACCTTGTCATCCATTTCAGGAATGTACTCGTAAGCAAAATAAGATGTTAGACTAGTTTGTTCTTCAAGCTGATCGTAAAGGTTTTCTAGCTCCGATACAACAGACAGCTTTACACTGCGTTTTTTAGCACTCAGCTTTGTGCGCTGAGGTGCTTTCTTATTTTTAGACAGTTCTGCCCAAACTTTTTGTACTTGCTTCATATCACTATAGATTTGTTAGACGGAAAACATACGGGTACTCGTTAGCAAGGTCATCCCACTCACTCTGTAGCGAGCGCATTTCCTGCAACATTTGCTTTGCATCATCGTACTCGTCAAAGATGTCATTAGGGTCAATACCTAGCTCGCCTGCGCTATCCTCTAGCTTTTGCAGAGCAGCTTCGATTTCGTCACCTGCTTCCTCCAAGTAATTAGCCTCAGAGTTGACAATGATGTTGTCTACCTGACCTCTAATCTCGTATACCTGATCATTAAGCTCTGGCATCAAATCCTGTACGATGTAACTAGCTTCTGAGATTGCATTCTCAGCATCACTCATTACCGTTGTAATATCATCTACAATAGAAAGTTTAACAGTACGTCCTTGCTTGCTAAAGTTTCTCTTCATAGGGGTACGCTTGTGCATCTGTCCCCAAAGGCTTTGTACTGCTTTCTTCATTACTGAGCGATTTTTGACATTACACGATCAAGCGTGCTTTGACGTTTGTTGTTCTGGTGCAAGTTTACTTGAGGCTTAGCCTTAGTCTCAGGGTTATGCTTCATAGGCTTGCGGGCAGGCTTACGGCTTAGCTTTTTCTTCTTAGATAGCTCTTCCTTCTTCTCTTCCTCTGCCTTCTCGTCCATCATCTCCTCAATCATAGACTTAATCTCAGTAACTACCTCAGCCAACTCTTCCTTGGTCACGTAGTTCAACTCTTCCTCTTTCTGCTCGTCTTCGTTAGCCGCTACCTCTTGTGGGGCAGGAGCTGCAGGAGCTGCTGCAGGTTTGATTTCACCGATGATACCTTCCTGTGATACTACAAGGATTTGACCGTCTGCCATCTTGTACTCACCTACAGGCAATGCTACACGGTCTTCACCTGATACGATGAACACCTCATTCCCTGCCTCGAAAGCCTCAGCCTCGATTACCGTTCCGTTCTCTAATGTCTGCTGTGCAGCATTCACCTGATTCTGCTCGTCTTCGTTCAGATTCAGGATGCGCATAATTTTGCTAAGTGTCTGTTGTGATTTCATAACTATGTTGTCTATATAGGTTAATTAAATAAAGTGCTTAGTGTTACATTTTTATATCTGATCTAACGACTTGAGCTTGCTCTCTGCCCAACTCTTGGCAGACTTGCCGCCCCACAGCAGGTAGCTGATGTAGCCACAGCTCTCAGTGTCACCCTCATTGTAATACTCCTCCGCTCTGCTGAGGTAGCTGTACATCCTCTTAATAGTCTCAACTGAGACATTACGTCCTGCCTCTAGATCGGCTGCTCTCTGCTTCCCTACGTCCGTGGCACACTTGTTGCCCTGCTTCTCGTTCAGCTCTCTGCCTCGCTTGGCGTTGTTACGCACCGACTCAGGGTAGTCATTGTAGCTCTCTAGCTCGGTCTTCTTACCCGACTTGAAACGCTTGTCCTTCTTGATCACCGCCTTGATAGCACTGAGCTTCTCCTCGGCATACGACTCATCAGCCTCTCGCTGTAGCTCAGCCAATGAGTCGGCACTCATATTGATTTTGTCAATAAAGTACCCCTCAATACTAAAGCCCTTGACCTTACCTGTCTTGACCCAATCGTTCCAGACCTCGTCATTGTTCACCTTCATAGATACCATCCACGTACCGATAGGCAAGTCCATACCGTACAGCTTGCTCTTGTCCTGATCACCCTCAATGATCCAAGACTCAACAGCCGTCAATCCTGTGATGTCCACCTGATGCTCTAGGGTAGCCTTGTTCTGGTTGCCATTCATAAAGAACAGCTCGCTAGCCTTGCGTACCGTCTCCTTGCTAAAGTAGATGTAGTATTCCTCCTCACCGTCCCTGCGGTAGATAGGCTTATTAGGGATGAGAGCAGCACCCATCAGGATGCGCTTCTCATCGTCAATGCTCTTGAGCTGTATGCGCTTGTCTTCCTTGAGGGCTACAAAGTCCTCCTCAATAGCAGGCTGCTCCACTACAGAAATCGCCTGTATACCTGTGATAAATGCCTCCTCGTCAATTATCAGTTCAATAATGTTCATCATCCGAAACTTGCTGTGTTTATTCTATTTCTATCTAGTTCTTGCTGCGTGGTGACATCAGACCCCACCACATAGGCACGCACAGGGCGTTCCTGAGACACGCTCTGAGCCAACTGATTTAAGCCACCTGTGCCTACTATGTTAAATTCTGGGGTTCGGCTTGCAGCCGTAGGGATGTCAATGTCTGCCTCAGGACTCTCAAAGCTCGTGCGCTGTATGCTAGCCACCTGAGCGAGACCCGTAGCACCCGCTATGGCAGCGTTGGCTACACGGACAGGGAATGGCAGCAACCCATCTGCACCCTCCGCTTTCAGTGCACCAATAATGGCTTGATAGGTTGCTACCAATGCTTGACCCTGACTGAGTCTTTTCTGTATGTTGAAGGCTCTCTTAGCCCGTGCCGCATCTTCACCTGCAAAGGCTTCAGATAGCGCACCAAGGGCATCAAAGCCTGAGAGTGCTATGTCAAACTTAGCATCTTGCAGCTCCTGATCAAGGTCTCTACGAAAGTCGGCAGTCTCCTGCTCCAACGCCTGTACCTCAGTTTGGTACTCCTTCTCTAGCATCAGCCTCTCATCGGCAAGCTGCTTGTAGAGTTCGCTCTCAGTATCTAACTGCGCCATCTGCTCATCAAGAGCAGCTAGGCGTAAGTTAGTGAGATTTTCTAAGTTGTCCTTCTGTATCTCAAATTTTTTCTGCTCACTCTGCTCAGCGGCTAGGGCTTGGTCAGCCTCTATCTCTGCTAAAGCTATGTTGCGCTCAGTGGCGGCAAAGCCCGCCTCCAAGCGTTCATTCTCTAAGTCTCTTAGCTCCTCGTTGGTAGCTAGGATGTCACTGTCAACGTCAGCCTCTAGCTGCTTAATCTCAGCGAGCTTCTCCTGATAGGCTAGCTTGTCCTCATCTAAGCCTGAAATCTGTGCCTGTTGGCGTAGAGACTCAGCCTCTATCTGCACCTGCTCCTTGGTCTTCTCTATCAGCTCCTGACGTAGTCGGGCTGACTCCTTAATCAACCGCTCCTTCTCAGCTAGGCTGAGGTTCTCCTCACCCTGTGCGCTTTGTGCCGCTTCAATGAGTGCTTGGTACTCTGTCTGTATCTGTGTAGTGCGCAGCGCAGCCTTCTCAGCCTCCTTGCGCAATGCTAATACACGCTCTGCTTGGTTGGTAACCTCCTCAAGGTCAATGCTAGCTATAGCCTCCACTGCATTACCCGCAATCTCAGTGACCCCGTTGGCTATCTCGCCTACAGCATCAACAAAGTTGGTAGCCACGTTCTTGATATTGCTACGCAGCTCACCCTGTGTCTCCTTGATCCTGTCCTTGGTCTCAGCTATCTCTGCGTTCAGTCGCTTGAGCTTGTCAGGGTCTTTGTTGCCAAAGAAGCTGTTCTCCCACGCACGCTGTGCCACAAGTATACCGAGCTTCAGACCCTCTATAGTAATCACCAAGACGTTGAGCGTGCCCTTGATAAGCGACCCTAGTACCTTGCCCGTTGCCTCAAAGCTCACGTTGCTGCTAGACACCGCATCAAACACCTTCTCGAACGCAATGCTAATGCCTATAGATATCTTCTCCATCAAGTCCATAGCAGGCTGCGTGTTCATAATAGACTCCTTCAAGAAGTCGATAGCATCCACTAGGAGCTTGACACCTGTAGCCTTTATAGCCAGACCAAAGCCTGTCAGCCCTGCGGTCAGCTTCTTCAAGGCAGCCAACCCCTTCGTCTGTGCCTCGGTATTGGCTTGTACCTCTTCAGTGTTCTTCTTGACGTTCTTGGTGTTGTTCTTGACGTTGTCACCAACCTCCTTGACCTCCTTGCGGGTTTTGCGTGCGGTTTTACCAACCTTACGCAGCTCCTTCTCTACGCCTTTTAGCTTGTCATCTGCATCGCCCGTGTCTGCAGTTACTCTAAATGTCTTTTCTACCGCCATCTGTTCTTAACGTGTTTCTTCATTTTTGCCCACGAGTGCGGCAGCTCGTATCGACCCTTTGCGATGTCGATAGCCTCACTGCGCTTGTCCGTAGACTTCAGCTCCTCTATAAGATAACCCAAAACGCTATACATCGTTGAGTAGCTCTAGCTGCGCTGCACCTGTAGACAGGTTCAGCTTGACAGCGTTAATAATATAGTTGCGCTCCATAATGGTTAGCTTGTCATTGACCTTCAGGTCGAGCAGCACCCTGATAGGGAGCTGTGCGTTGAAGGTAAACAGCCTCCGCTGTGCATCGTACAAGTCAGTGATGTAGTCCTCCCAATAGGTTTTGTACAGCCCCTGATCAAACGCTTGCAGGTGGTACGGGTCTACCTCTGTACCAAAGTTGAGGGTCTTGGTTACACTCGTTGCTACATCGCTATTCACATTGCTCACAAGGTGGAAGTCGGTCTTGGCTGACTCGGTATCGCTCATATTGATATAAGCGAATTGTTCAGTACCTCGTATCTGCCCTGCTAAATAGAAGATAAGCGGTGAGCCGATATACGGCTCTATCTCTCTCGTGATGCTCTTACCTACACCTATCGTAGTCAGTGAGCCGTCATCTTGGTCAGACAGCCTCTCGAAGAGCATATGGTCAAAGCCTAGCTCAACGCTAAACTCATCACCGTCAAAATCAAAGTCAGCACGCAAGTCACCGTAGCCGATATCGTTCTGTAGCCTATACTGCTCGCCCAACACAGCCTCAGTCTCTGTATAGCTAAAGCTGATGCGCTTGTACAAGCTAGGTCTGTTGACGTTTACGTCTGCTATGTCTACGTAGCTGTTGACATCTCTAGTAGTGCCCTCAGCGTACCAATCGTCTAGAGGTTCAACGTCATATGCCGTACTTGAGGTAGGCACTATGACTAGGTTGAACGTCTTGAGCAAGCTGCCCACAAAGTCGCTGACCTTCTGCTCTGGCATCTGCTCTGACACCGTAACAGTGCCCGCAGTAGTCATTGCTGTAATGATACCTGTAGACGCTAGTAGGTTAGTAGCACCCGTGTCCGAGTACCAATTAGCAGTGACCCCTACGGTCACCGCACCTCCGTCTCCTGACGGTGCTAGGCGCATATCTACATAGTCACCTGCCACTAGCGTTGGTAAATAGACATAGCTGTTAGATACATTGCCTGTATGCTCTTTGTAGGAGAAGCGTTCACCGTTGATGAACACGTCTACCCTATAATTAGTGGAAGCCGTAGCCGTACAGGTGTAGGCTATCAATGCAGGGTTGTTTGAAGCTGTAACAGGGAATCGGTGCAGCGTGTCATCAAATGGCGTGCCGCCACCTGAGACTAGCTCTATCAGCTCTGCTGTTGCACCTACCGCTTGATCCTTGAACATATACCCCGCTCTCCTGTGACACCACATAAATAGCTTGCCGAAATCCGCAGAGTCAAAGAAGTCGCTATTGAAGGTGATGCCGTACTTAGTCTCTATAGCATCTATAACCTTCTGTAGCTTGATAGCAGGTTTAAGGTCGTAGTAGAATACTCCGTGCTCGTTATGTCCGTTGTGGTATGAGATATTGTTAGGCTCGTGGTCACTACTTCCGCCATTGTAATACCAATTTGCTACGGGTGAGATAAGGGGGTAGATGATAGAGCTGTCCGTACCACTTACGAAGTTGTTTAAACCCGTAACGATGTTCGTGTCATTGTAGCCGTGATCCTGAGCAGACAGGTCTAAGTCATTCAGGGTGTCCTCCCCAAACTTATCCTTCAAGCTCGTAGTCAAGCTGTAGAAAGAGACCTTGTACGCATAGGGCTGCATATTCTTGAGCTGCACCCCCTCAAGCTCTATTACCCCACTCTTGAAGAAGTTGTTATTGATTTCAATGAAGGCAGACGTGCGTGTGTTGGCATCGAAGCCCCCACTCACGTCTACGTTGTAGTAGTGCTTAAAGATCGCATTGTTGGTAGTGCTAGCAGGCAGCGTGAAGCTGTTGCTGAAGTCACCGAACACCTTGCTGATGTCCTTGACATTCTGCACGGTCATATT